TAGTAGTATCTTTAGCCGTACCAGTAGCTGCTAAAGCAGATTGAGAATAAGGTAGTACATCAATCACAGCATCAGCTACAACTGAAACTAAACATTTGTAAACACCATTAGAGTTAGCTACTATAATAGTATCATTAACTCTAATACCGTGGTCATCGGCTGTAAAGCCAGACCCAACATTACCATCAATATCATCTTGAATAGTAATTTGAGCAATGTTAGATACACCAGAACCTGCGTTAGCACCAGCATTAGCTGATGTTACTTGACCTTTGTAAGAAAGGTGTAATCTTGATTGTTCAGACCATACAACTTGATCAGCTTGCATCGCCTCTTCAGCACCTACTTTAGATAAGAAACCTGAAATAGTTCTCGGTCCGAAAACTTCAGCTTCTTTTTCCATTAGGTCTGGAATGTATTGTTGAGCCCAGTTATTTGAGCTACCTGTAAAATCTAGATAGTTTGAAGATAATGTTTGCTTCATGTGAGCAGGAACACTATTCAGACTATCACCTGGAGAAATTGCCATAATGTAATTATTTTAAAGTTATTTATTCTTTTTGATTTTAAATTTGAAATCAGAAGAATCATCACCTAACACTCTAACTGTTGTACCACCAATAGTTTTACTGTGTGTACCTCTTGGGTTGACGTTGATATTTTTATCTTTAGCTACAGATGTTTTGATCGCGTCTGCTTTTCCTTGCTCATAAAAATGTTGAGCTATAGCATCTGCGTTCATTGCCGTAAATAAAGATTTGTGGTAACCTTTAGCATCACTCATCTGATTGTTGTCATCCAAAAACTTTTGGATAAAGTTGTTGAGGTCGCTTTGTGTGTTTTTTACGTCTCCCACGTTTTTCACATTGTAACGATAAGTCTTATCTCCAACCTTATAGTCAAAACCTTTGAACTGGTCATTGAATAGATTATCAGTTTTCTTTAGAAAAACATCTTTGTTAGCTTGTGTTAATCTTTTAGTTTCTTCAGACTCCGCACTATACTTATTGTAGAACTCTATAGCTTCTTGTTGCTCACTCGTAAGTTTGCCACCCGCTTTAATGTCCTGGTAATACTTAGACTTTTGCCTGTCTAAATGGGCTCTCGCTTCGGCAACTTGCTCTTTTAAAGCGATTTTCTTTGATCTTATCGTACGCTCATCATCTACATCTTCGTCGAATCCATACTTATCTTCTAATAAGAAGTTTCTTTCTGACGCTGTTAAATGAGATTTAGTCGTGCGATAGTATTCGTCTAAAACCTCAGAGTCATCTAATTTATCCAGATCTCTGTTTAAGGTTACGTAATCATTTATATCTCCACCAGTTTCATCCATAAAGTCAACTAACCTTTGAATACCTTCTGGTAAAGGTTTCCCGGTTTCAACAGCTTCAACTATTGCTTCAGCAACCTGCTCTTCCACTTGTTGAACCTCTTGTTGAACCTCTTGTTGAACTGGTTGTTCAACTTCTGTTATCTCTTCTAATACTGGTGCTTCTGTTTCTTGTACTTCTCCTTGCGGCTGTACTTCTTCTTGTTCTTGTGGGGTGTTGGGGACTTCATCGCGTCCCACCATTCCTGCTGTGTCAGCTTCTGTTTCTGTAGTTTCATTTGGTATCTGTATTTTGTCTAGGTCTATCTTAACAACGCTATCATCTCCAGCGCTCATAAATTTTGATTCGTCGATAGTATTCTCGACTGGTTGCTCTGTAACTTCTTCCGTTACATTTTCAATTTCTTCTGCCATAATAAAATATTATATAATTAATTATCTTGGGTTAAACCTCTCTAAACCAAGGCCTCCTCCTACTACATCATTACCTGATGATTCAAATCTTTTAAGTGATTCACCCTTATTTTTTTCCTCAGCTTTAATTCTTTCACGCTGGTCTAATCTATCATCTTTACGAGAATCTCTTTCGTTTAGAATTTGATTCTCCATAGTGTTAAGCTTCATATTAATAAACATCTCATGGTTCATTAACTCCTTCTTAACATCAGCTTCTTCTCTTAGATATTGTAATTTCATTTGACTTTTAGTCTGTTCTAACTGTATATCGATTTGAGCTTTTTGTTGAGCTTTCTGCATTTCAGCTTGTGCTGCCGCTTGCTGAGCTTGTTGATTAGCTTGAGATTGAGCTTGAATATTTTCTTGCTGCATCTTTTGATCTCTCTCAAGTTTCTTTCTACGTTTAATCTTAAGTAGTTGATTTGCTAATTTAACATTTCTAACATCTCTAAGATCTATAGCATCGTCAAGATCTATAAGTTGTTGGGCTAAAGCTTGTTGAATATTATTTTCAAGTATCTGCTTTTCCTCATCATCCGGCATTAACTCTATAAATATACCAAAGTCATATAAATGTAACTGAGACATCTCTTCAAGAGTTGCTACGTTGTGAGCACCTATAGCTTGTATAAAAGCTTCTTTTGTTGGTGAGTATTCTATAATGTCTGATATTCTAAGTGACAAAGCTTCAGCATTCTCAGTGGTTAATAAAAGCATAGACTGCAATATGTGTCTAGTAGCCGTATTAGAATTAGCTGCTGCTAACTTTTGTATACCAACCAAAGCATTTTTATCTGGTGTTGAAGCATCTCTAGATTCGTTAAGTCCGGTGACGTCACGAATCATTTGTAGATAGTAATTATAAGTTTGTATTAAACTCTGTATCTTATTACCACCTGCTCCGTTTTGTATTTGTTGTATAGGTATTTTTCCTGGATTTGCGTCGCCTTCAGAGGTAAATGATCTACCAATAACCGAACCTGTTTGGAAGAACATGTTTAAAGCTTCTTGAGGATTATAGTTCGTTCCGTTGCCAAGATCAACCTCAGCTAAACCATCGGCATCCATATAAACTCCATCCGGTACCATACGAGATAACACTTGCTGTAACTTCAAATGAGTTAATTGTATCATATCAGCAAATCCAGTTATTCTACTAACTATAGATTCTATTTGACCTTTGTACATTCTAGGTGCTACAATACTGTAGTTGGTTCTAACCTTAGAAAAGTTAGACTTAGTTCTCAGCATATTCTGAGCCATCTCCCATTTAAGTAGTTTATCTGTACCAAGAATTAACACACCTTCATATAAGCACTCAACAACTCTTTCGAGCTTAGAGAAGTTGCCCTCCATGTCTGCCGGTGGATTAAATGTGTCATCTTTCTCTATAACCCTTTCAGCACCACTACCAGTTTCTTTTACTTTATAAGTATTATTTTTATGAGTTTTAAAGTTGAAATATAACACATCAACTTTATTATTATCTTTACTATTATAATTCCTGTTATGTCCTTGGTAACTTCTCAAAGAACTTCTTGGTCCACTAACAATGTCTTTTACTTCCGATTCTGTAAGATTAGGGAATTGCTTTATTAATTCGTTTATAGGTATCTCCTTAACTTCACCTACATAATATATATCATCAAAGTAAGGTGACTCAGTATAAGAATAAACTAGATTAGCCGGATCAACATATTCAACTTTTGCACCTTCACTCCAATCAAATGTTGTTTTAGTAGCGCCAATACCTATAGTTGTTAAGTCATACAATGCTCTCCTCTTGATTAAATCAAATCTACTACCGTCCATTAAAACATTTATAGCTTGCTCTTCAGCCAACTCAACAGCTTGCTTGTAATCTAACTGCATATGTAGAGCTAGTTCCTCTTCTGTATCAGGTAATTTTTCAGGATCATTTTCATATAGATCCATATTCAAACCTTGCTTAGCAGCGTCATTAAATTCTTTAGCTCTAATATCTCTAAGCATAGATTCCATATACTCAGTTCTCTTACTAACACCGTAAGAATCTTGAGAGTACGCTTTCACTTCGTAAGCTCTTTGAGCCATACCATTCACAACAATATCAACAAACTTGGGTACAATTGGTACAGGTTTCCAATCTAAGTTTAAGTAACTTAAGTCACCATTTATAGATAACTCATCTTTATATTTTTGTATAGGTTGCTCTCCTCTCGCGTATAGTCTTAGTTTATGAAAATTGCTTTGTTGCTTATAGTACCTATGATTGTTACCAGAGAACCACTCGTGTTCTATAGCTCTTGCTACTTTCAATCCATACTCTTGGGTCATCTTCTCCAGATCACTAACTGCTTGAGAAGGGAAGTTACTTATCGCAGACTCTGCCATAATTTAGTTTTTTATTATTCTTGAATTAAAACCTGTGTTTCTATATTTGGATATTGTAAGGTTAACTGGTTCTCTTTTATATTCTGGATTTGGTCTATATAAATGCCTATTACAAGCCATGATAGCTAAACCAGTACTAATGGAAGCATCATGTCTTGTTCTTTTAGTTATATCAAATCTACTCCAATCATTTAACGTCTCGTTAAAATACATAGTGCCATAGGTACCATCTTCAAGTAGACCGATGTGATCGTTTATATACATTTCAATAGCGGCTGCATGAGCCTGCTTTATATCTTCACTAGAGTTTGGTATACCACCAACCTCTTTTTCAGCTACAGATAATTTATTCCATATCTTATCAGGACGATTCATGCTGAAACCTCTGTAACCTCTTCTTCGTAAATAGTACAATAATCTAGGTTTATTATTCTCTGCAAGTATCGGCATGCCATAAAACACTAAAGCCATTAATACATCCTCGAAAAATATTTCAGCTGTTTGTGGTCTAGCTAGATATTCTAAAAAGAAAGTGTTAGCTGGAGCATCTTCCATGCTAAACTTAGTTAAACCATGTAAAGCTCCTTTAGATCCCTTACCATCAACAGTTCCTGATATATCATAACTATCACAGCCAAATGATCCCATATGTTCATTACCTGGATACTTAATACCATTCTTTATTATTACATTATTTTGTAACTTTCTATTAGGTACCCAACTAACCT